CTTTGCGTGCTTCATGACCCATGCGGATTCCCGAAAGGTGAGTTTCCCGCAGAGATCCAGGTCGGACTTGCAGCGAATGTCAGACAGTCCTCCAATTTGTACAACCGGGAGCCCTATGCCCTTCAAGGCCACGTCCATGTGGGGGTATGATCGGTACTTTTTGCTTCCTCCTGTGGTGTGGACTACTATATAAGGAGCCATTTTGATGGTAGCAAGACCCCCCTTTGGAATGACATGTTCAAGAACAAAATCACAGAATGGAGACAGGTCGGGGATCGATTCAATAATATGGATGTCATCCGCATCCACCTTGCAGAAGTAGGGGTACATGGAGTGCAAAGTGACGTCCAACGAGTTGAACCCACCAGACAAAATATGGTCCTTGTGGGGCGAATAGACGACCTGGTACCGCTTCAGGAGCTTTTCGTCCCAGTCGATAATCTCGTCAATGTAGGGATTCCCGGTTACGATGTCCTGGTAAACCTTCTGAGTCATGTAGACCAAGGGCAGCTTGAGATGTCTTTCCTTGATCCCCTTGAAGCACTGGGTCGTCATCAGGACATCACCGGCAGAGGAATGTTGTGCGAACAGAACCGACTGGATCTTTGGGAGAGGCTTGATGCTGGTCGCGGCGCCCAGGACATCATTGATATTGTTCACTCCGGCCAACCACTTCCTGCCACGCTCGATCCCTTTTTCGGACATCGACGTTCTCAGCTCAGGATCGGCAGCGACTTTCAGCATGGCCCTCTTGATATCCGGGACCTTGCATGCCTTCGCTTCCACCTCAGACTTGCCGCTCTCCACAACCATGGGGACAAACGCCAGATCGTTACACGGCACCATCTCAGCCACGCCCATGCCAAGCTCCGTTTGGGCCGTGGTGTCCGACAGGATCATAGGCGTACCGCACAGCATGGCCTCCAGGGGCGTCCACGACAGGCCCTCTTGCATGGAGCAGTTCACAAGGCAGTCCATGCCGTTATAAATATCCGCCATCTTTTCGGGAGGATAAACGCCGGGGTTCTTCTGAACGAGATCGCCCGGCTTCGCACCAAAGTCCTTCGCCATCTGCCTCAGATTGTGCAGGCCTCCGGTCAGATCCGTGTGCAGGTAGAGGGTCATTTTGGGATTTTCCCGCTTGGCCTCCATAAAGGCCTTGAGCATTCTTTCGGGAGACTTCCTGATCTGGTTCACGCCCACAAAACCGAAGATGGTATAATCATCAGGGACGGTCGGGAAGCATGTCTTCCGGATCTGCATCCGATTCGGGAGTGGCTTGAACAGTTTGCTGTTCCACAAAGGGGGCCTGAAGTACCGCAGGGCGGGGACGTGATCCTTCAGAACGGTCACACCATAATGAGAATACACGCAGGGGATATCGCAGTCGTTTATCCACCCCAGCCAGTCCAGTCTCAAATGGTTCACATCGTAAGGGAAGATGAAAACAATCTTGAATTTCCTGGCGTTTCTGAGTTGAATAACGTCCCGCCAAATCTGGTGATACTGCCAAATATCTATGCCTACAAAACACAGGATATCCAGGTCAGCTCTTTGAAGTAGGCTTAGAAGTCGGGCGTGTCCCCAAAAATCCTCGGTTGTTGTGGCGTTGACCGTAGTAAAAGGGTCGGGCCTGAATAGAACGTCGATGGGGTCAACATCCCTGGCGCAAAAGCAGGCGATATCGTATTTTTCTGTGTCCACCTGAGAGAGTAGGGCGGCCAACATATTTCCATTGCCGACTGAGCTTCGGAAGTGCTCGCCAACGAACAAAATTTTCTTCTTCGATTTCATCATCTATTATCTTCCTCAACGATAAGTACATCTACCCCCGGGAACCTCCGGGTCGAAATGACACTCACCTGGTAATATTCTCCCGATGCGGGTTGCCATCTATCCATCACCTGCGCCCCTACCGAATGGGGGATGTAAACTTCGTCTTTCTTTAATCCTAACAGACCTAAAGCCTTATCCTCTTCCAGGTCGTTACCGTACAGAGAAGCCACCTGCATGGCGTCACAATTATTTTTGATGGGCTCCCATTGCGTCTTCATGTGGTACTGATCGTCCCTGACTTCCCCGCTGGGCCTGAGCAATTCCCCGCTGTTGACGTTGCATTTATAGAAAACCGCGCTGTATCTGACGACGTCATTCCATAAAATGGACGGGAGTTTATTGGTCAGGAGATAACGCTCATTCGTGTCGTCGAACTCAACCACTTCCCCTGCGGCGGCGTTCGTGTCATGGGGCATATACCCCTGCCTGAAATGCTCCAATGTGATAGGCTTGGTGGCCTGGTTCGTCAATGTGTAAGTGGCATACTCCCCCGATACATTCCCGGCTTCCCGGATGATGGTGAAAGCGGCGCCGGCAGCTATGATGATATCTTTAATGTCTCCAGCAGTGGTCATTCTATGAATCCGCCTGAGTGGGGTGCATAATCACCTTGTTGTCGGTCGTGTACGTGGTGTCTACCCCGGTCCCCTCCTCGTACTGGAACCCGGCGTCAATCTTCGTCCCGAACATATGACAGGCCGCTACGCCCGCAAATTCAAAAGCGTTGCTCTCTTGAGCCTGTTTGAACTCGTCGTCCATGTCCTTGATGATCTGGCGATAATGGCCGAACTGCTGTTCCAGGTTGATCTGATCGTACCGGACTTTATTGGCAGAGCCTGTAAGCAGCATGAAGAGTAAGGCCCGCTTGGTTCTTTTCCTCAACCACCGGATCTGGAACGTGGCCGTGGCAGGGCATGAAAAGCCGGTTTCCCCTTCTGCTTCGTCAACGGCGTCCGTGTAGTTGTCGGCATCAAACTTCGAGGAAAGATCCATGATCTCTCTGGTAACTCGGGCGATAAGTTCATCTTGTGTCATTGTTGTGTCCCCCTGTTATTCTTCGGGTCCCCCGCCCTCTTCAATATCGGGATGGGCCATCCTCATGTGAGATGAGAGGCCTGCGTTTGATTTACAGACCTTTCCACATTGAGGGCATTCCAAGTTCATATCTACTGGTACAGTTTCGATTTCATTCAGGGAGAATGGATGGATATCTTCCTGCAGGGCCAGTCTCGCTTCCAGTTCGGCAATGGTTTTGCGGGCCGCTTCCAGTTCCTCATCATTCGCAACTGGTTTACCGGCACTCACTCCAAGAAATTGGATAATGCGGCTTTTGTCCTTCACGAGGTTCGCAATATCCCCAGGGAAGGGTGCTTCCGTGTCGTCAAAAATCGTACCCTTGGGCCATACTGCCTTCTTACTTCCCAACGATCCCTTTACGGTCGTTCCGAGTTGCACTCTCATCTTTTTTTTCTCCTTTTGAAAAACCTTTTTATCATACGCTTTGGTGGGGGAGGGGGCGGCTTCGGCGCATCCTTCTCCAGTAAATGACCCCTATCAATAGGAAGCCCGAGGGCATCTCGAACGACACCACCCGGGCCACCCCAGTTGATCTTATCAAAATTATCCAGATAGCTCTGATTGACGGCTATCTGTCCGTTGCAAAAAACGTTTAACCTAATCGCCATCGGTCATTCCTCCTGTCGAGAGGATTGCTTTAACGGCTGGGCTCAAGCTCCACTACCACAGCCACGTTGGACATTTCAGTTGTGGGAGATGCGGTTCTCGTCAACGCCAGATCACAGGTGAAAATATCTCCCGGAGCATAGTCGTCGGCATCTGCATCTACAACCGCTTGTGTGATACCCGTGTCGGTATCTTCCTTTGAGGTTTTCTGCATGGACGCCTCACCGCTCACATGAGCAATAACGGGTTGAGTTGAAAGGCACGAAGTTCCGTTGATCTTCACGTCCAATGCGAGAGACAGCGTAGCGGCGTCATCCTTGCCGCTTGCCAGTACAGACAACCAAGCATTCACGGCCCTGCCTGCGCCTTTCGCCGCCCCAAGAACATACCCCCGTTTGTCGGTGGTAAACTCCCCGGAGAACACAGCACCCGGGGTCGGTTCAGAGACCTCGTTCACCTGCTGAGGGAACGCTACACTCGGGTATGGACTAAATCGTCTTGTCATGACATCACCTCCTTTCTTTCCTGATCGGGGTTATGTCACCGTCAGATTGTAAATGGCATCTTCCTGGTACAGGACCGGGATGCCCTTGTTTTGCACACGAACCGCCATACCATCAGGATCCCATTCCTCGTGCGTGTCAACCTTCAGACCATAGTGACGATCCAGGTCGAAGGGCGCATTTGCGAACTCCGCGATCTTTTCGTCTTCCACTGTGGAACAGAACATGCAAAACTGGTCTGTAGGAAGATATTTCTTGTTAACATACACGAAATCTTCCTGCGACTTGTAAGACGTGGAAGGGGCCGTGTCTACCGTAATGGTTCCGGCGTTTACGTCGATTGACGAAATCGTCTCAGCTTCTTTGGTCCTGGCCGACACATCGTAGAAATAGAGGGAATCACCCACCTCAAAGTCGGTCGGGTCATCCACATAAACGATGACTGTGGAATCCGCTGTCACTGCCGCTGTGATCCATGCCTTCAGTTGGAACATGGCATTGTAAAGGATCATGTTCGTGATACCGAACAGCGCACCCAGCACCATTTTTGGATTCGCCAATAGATCCCCGTTCCCGAAATGGTTTTTGGTCAGCAGATTCTGCACGGAAGCGTCGAAGACCATGAGCTTCAGGATTTCCGTGGTAAACATCGCGTAATCCAGCTCTCCACCGTTTGCCTCGTTCATGGTAGTCTTGGCATCGAAGATGTCCTCGACGATATTCCGGCTGGTTCCGGTATCCCACTTTCTGGATGCCGCCAGTGTCACCAGGTTGCCCGATGGCACGTTGTAGTTAATGGTGTATTTCAGCCCGTTCTGCACCAGGTAGGTGAATTCTGCACCTGCCAGCATCTTTGCGAACATCCACTCTTTCCTGCGCTCGCAACGGTTTTTGAGGGACTGGGTCTCTTTGGCAATCCTTTTCTGGGCCGACAGGTATGTCGCGGTCGTTCCGGGCTCCCGAAGGTTGTTCAGGAACTCTTCACCAAAGAACATCTTCTCCTTCCAGAACGCAGCAAACGCTGCTCCGGCGCCAACACCTTGCGGGGCAGTAGTCGGGGAAGGGGAGCCTGGAGAGACGAAAGGAGTCAGGCCTCTATTCCCAACCTGGGTCTCCCATTTAACGTTGTCGCTCTCCCAATCATCTTGCCCGAACAGTTGCATCAACAGCAGGGACGGGGGAGTTTGCCACCGTTCAATGAGTTTTTGCAGTCTGGTAAGACGAAGATCGGGATAATCACTTGCTCGAATTGTCATCTGTCATTCACCTCCTTTGGTGCTACTTTAAGTAAATCAGGTTGCCGTCTTCGACATTGCCGAGATCGGTATAAGCCCCGGTGTCATAGCCATAAAGAGCGCCTTTGTAGAGCACGGCGTTCCCAAGGATCAGGCCACCGCTTCCGCCCTTCGCATTCGCTCCTATGCCGGTATCGATAGCTCCGTTCAAGAAACCCTTGGCATAAGAAAACGGAGCCGCTGTTGCGGTTTGGATCCAAACGCATCCGCCCTGAGCCAACGTAACTGAAGGTGTCAGGGCGTTGGTTACTGTGATCGCAGCAATATGGGTATATGTGGTGCGGTCAATCGCCGTAATGGCGCCAAGATCGATAGCCGACGTATTATCCAGAGCACTGTCACCAGCCCCCAGATGATCGCCTACCGCGAACTTGTAGGAATCGGCCATGGTCACATAAATCGTCGTGCTGTTGAGCCCGGGAGACGTCAGGTAGGCCAAGCCGAAAAGGGTGGTAAGCCCCGCCTCCAATACCTCGGAGGTATAAGGGACATAATAGCCCTTCCTGTTGGTACTTTCCGTGATGATCCCCAAAACCGTTCCGCCAGGGATTACCCCGTACCCACCAGGGATAGAGATGTCCTTGACAAAAGCGTCTTCGGGACGGCTTTTAAAAAGCGCCCGTATATCCGACTGTCCGGTAAGGACAGTTCCGTAAAGTTGACTTCCGTACATTACGCTTCACCTCCTTTCTTCTCCTGCCCCCTGTAGGCAAGCATCTTCTCAACCCAGGCGTCATCGTCCTCTTCCTGGCGCTGTTCGTCCACTGCGCTCTGGTCGGCATCCCCTGTCTTGTTACCGAACCCGGTTCCAAGAACACTGGTGGTCATACCGTTGCCTTCCCACTCTGCAATCTCCGCGCGCACGCGCGCAGTGTAGGCAGCCTCATCCAGCACGGCCTCATCCAGCACATCCTCCTTGACGAACGCATCGGTTTTAACCATCGCTCTCACCTTGGCGTGCATCCTTTCCGGGATGTCGCACACCGCAAGGGCTTTGGTCCAAATCTTGTCCGAAGCATTGGCAATGCGTGTGCTTTTCTCGTGTTCAGCGCGGATGAACTCCGCTTTCTCCAGCTTTAAAACTCTGGCGCCCTGCTCCTGGATCTGGTTATCCCGATCCTGAAGCTCCGCAGTGAGACCCGCGACCTTGGTTTCGAAACCTGTTCTTTCGGTATCGAAGGAGGCCTGCAGGTCCCGCTCGACCTCAGCCCGAATCTCATCGTAGATCTCCGGGTTTTCGGCCTTGAACTCTGCTGTCATGGTGTTAGGCATCTTGCGCTTCACCTCCTTTTTACCGGCCCTCCTCCGGGCCGCTGCTTGAATTTTTGTTTTGTTTCCAGCCAGATCGTTCCCGATGAACGATACAGCCTCGCCAAACGTCATAACTTCATCCGCCAAGCCTATCTTGACGGCGGTTTGTCCCATAAATACTCCGGCTTTCGTGCCTTTCACGTCCTGAACGGTCATTCCCCGGTATCGTGATACGGCATGAGCAAAAAGGGCATACATCTCCTGAAGTTCGTCCATAGCGGATTCGTATGCTTCTTTCGACAGCGGGGAGTTAGGGTCGAAATCGATCTTCCTCTCCCCGACGTACAGATTCGTGACTTTAAGCCCGGCCTTCTTGTTGAACTCGCTCTGATCCACATGGAGCATTCTTACTCCGATGGAGCCGACTCCTCCGGTTCTTGGGAGAAATATCTTCTGAGCACTTGCCGCCAACAGGTACGCTGCGGAATAACCATGCTCGTTGATGAAGGCATAGACCGGCTTTTGCTCATTGGCTGCATGGATCTCGTCGGCCAGGTCGAAGACGCCGGCCACAACCCCGCCAGGACTGTCAATGTCCAAGAGGATTGATCCGATCCTGGGATCGCTCATCATTTCTCGGAAGTCCCGCTGGATCTTCTGGTAGGACTGAACCCCGCTCATGGCGTCCATTCCCGATCCACGGTGAACCAGGCTCCCAATGATGGGGACGACGCCTATCTCAAGTCGGTCCGTCTTGACTGGTAGCCTGGCTTTAACCATTTCGGACTGTGGGATGCTTCCACCCACAAGCCCTATGCGTTCCCCTAAGACCTTGGTAATGACTTCCAGTTTCTGGGGGAGAATCATCAGCGGAGTGTTGTAAACCTGCATGGCGATATGGGGGAGAAAGCTCCCTCTACCCGCAAGGCCGAAGGATGTCTCTTCCAATGTTACTTCCAGTTCATCAGGCATTGTCTTGTCCTCCCTTTTTGGGGGCCTGCTTCTTGTCTTTGGGCGGTGCTTGTTCCTGCCCTGCGTTCTTTTTATTCTTCGGCGGTTCGGCCTCTATCTTTTCCTGGTACGATTCCTGGTCAACGGCCAGGATCGTAGGCGGATACTTCTTGTCCTCAGTGGCCTTCTTGAGCCGCAGTTTCTTGTAGCCCCGGAATCCCAGCTTCCTCATGAGTTCCTCGTTCGGGATCCCGGCCGTATCGTTCAATGATCCGTGCTTCACACCCAGAAGTGCTTTGGCATGGCCCTCGATGTTCTCGATCTCGGATACCGGGAAGATGATGTCTAAACAACGCTCCGGTTTCTTCTGCTTGGTCTTGAAGATGGGTTCCTGCTTGTCGTCAAAATCCACCGCTTCTTTGGAAGGGAAGGTTTTCGGAAAATCAGTTACCGCTGATTTCAGGAAAAAGATATTCCCCCAAAAATCCCAGCGTAGCCATCTCTCGAAATAGATCATCTCGTCTGATACCCTATCGCTCATGGGACCACGGGACGCCTTCACACTGGCGAACGTTCCTTTGTTCTGCCCTGTGGTCACGTCCTGGGACTCGTTCAGGCCGGAAGAGATCATCTGCATGATGTCCGAATCGCCCTCTGAAATCTTCGGTAGGTTGGGGTTCTGCGCTGTAACCTCCATGTTGGGACCGACAACAAGGGTGGAGCCCGGGGTTTTCTGTACGCCTATGCCGGTCTTAGCTCTCTGTTCGTCGGACAGACTGAGCCAGGTCATCCAGCTTTTGATGTCCGTGAACTTGACTACCCACACATAGGATCCGGAGGATTTCTTGTGATCTATTTCGTATAGTTTGAGGTTTTCCCAGTGGTTCAACCACACAAGGACGGTCTGGAGATGAGAGGTACTGCGTTTGGTGATCAGGCCAAGATCCCACGACACGATGAATCGATTGAAACCTCCGACCGACTTGAAGGCCCGCTTTTGGGTGCGGCATGGATCCAACATTCTGGCCTTGAATCCTTCTTGCGATTTGGCCACGTTGTAAAGCTCCGGGTAACGGGCCATGTAGATGGATGGGATGTGTTCCTCAATGTCGTTCTCGGTGTCTTTGATGCAATAAATCAAAGGCATGCGGGTCTTTCTGGGATGGAATATAATTCCGTCCTGCGGTTCCCCGGCGATCAGATCCGGGTCCACAAAATCCACCTCGACAAACCCGTCGTCGTGACAGGTGAAGCAGAGGAACAGTTCACCGCTTATGAAAGTTCTGGCAATAAACTTCGGCCAGTAATCGTAAAGGCGGTTCCTGTAGTCCGTCTCCGTCTCTTCTATGACGTCGTCAATTTCCGGAATGTCTGATACGGTAGCAAAACCGTTCCCTGCCAGGCGACCCACAAGACCGCGGATGCTGGTATTCACGTGGGGGTTTGAATGGAATTTGTTCCAGATAAGGGCGTGAAGGTCTTCCCTTGTTCGGTAGATGGGGACACCGTCTTTGGTGGGGCTCCTGGCAATGGGGAAACCGTCAGCGTCCCGCTCGATGCGGGTTCCTGAGTACTGCCACGGCGCGGAGAACTGAAATTGATGGAAGTTCTCCTCGGTGATCTCTATATGTGGGGTCGATTCTGCCATTGCATCCTTGCAAGATTTTGCAAATATGCAACAGTAGTTCACTAAAAATTAACAGATGTCAAGAAAAAAGTTATGGGTAGGCATAAAAAAAGTGAGAATTAGGAACTTTATGCAAAAAAAAGACCCGGGGAACCCCTTTCCCGGGCCTAATACTAATCTTGGTTTACCTTCTATTCTGTCATCTCATTCAGGTATCACCCCCTTTCACCCCCACAGATCCATAGCGACCTCAATGTCATGCTTCGTTTCAGGAACAATGTCACGCCTTATGGCAAGAAGCAATTCTGCGTAGGACTTGACGGTCTGCTCCGCATTCTCGTTGCCTGTTGCCAAAGTGCGCCATTTCAGGAATGCAGTGACGATCTCGTCCGGCGCTATCGCAAACAGGCGGATCCCTACGGTTGAAAACCTCTTCCCTAAAGTCTTAATAGCACCCTTTCCCTGCGGTTTGTCCATGACGATGTCCACAAATATCGCAATGACTTCGTTGTATGCCTTGATCTTTTCACTTATCACTGCATCAGATGCGCTTTGCAGTATCCCCGATTCCAAATTTACAACTTCATTTTCCATTGTTTCTTGCCTCCGTTCTGTATTTAGGATTTAGTTTGCCCATGGCTGTCTCAAACTCACGAAGAGATTGATTTGTTGCCATAGCACTTTTTCTCAATGACAGGAATATAATCCTTAAATTTCGCCCGATTTCAGCTCCACGTAACCCACAGTTCGCCAACACTTGAATGGTACGCTGATCCATAAAAAACCTCCGTTTCGTTAAGTTTAGCCGGGGCAGGAGTCGAACCTGCAACATTACGCTCGATCAAGTTGGCTCGGATATCTCGTGCTAATGCCCCGTCGTATGCGTTACCAATTCCGCCACCCGGCTAACCCTACCTCCTATAATCTCCAAGTAACCCCTCAGCAGGGAAGAAATCCCCGAAGTGAATCTTACCTTTTCTCTCCTTAAAGTCAATAATAGACAACGCTCTCCCGGCATATATGGCTCCGCCTATCGTGAACATCGCATCATCCTGCACCCCTTCCTTCATGTTTTTTTCCGGACTGCCGAAGAATCCACTCTTCTTCCCCGACATTGGCGGTTGATGATCGAACACCTCGGCCTCCTCCTCGAAGAGATCGTCCTTCTTGTAACCGGGAACGGCAACCGGAGGAATCTTAAACCTGCCGAACTTAGCCGCCGTAAAGAACTCAGCGAACATAGCCTTCTGTCTGTCGTATGTGGCTACCCACAGATCCAGGGCAATCCCCCTATCCTCGCACCAGGGAGCCAGGTCCCACGCTCCCCAACGCTCACCGCCCAGCATTTCCATCCCGTTAAACTCGTCATGAATCGCCTGAAACTGGGTCTTAATGCCTTCCAGGGAGTGGTCCTCTATCTGCACCAGATGAACGACGATGTAAATGTACGCCGGCGCCTCATCAGTCGAAGCGATGTACGGATTCCTTCTGCTCCCCGGGAGTCCCTTGGCAATCCCGGCAACGATCGTTCTCGCTGACGTCTTCTTCTTCATGGGATCACCGCGGTCCAGGGCCCCGATGATCGCCCAGTTGGTATCGTAAATATCGCTCAGCTTTTCAAGGTCCGTGGCAGCGGCCATCCTCGGCAGGTTCCCGTCTGTTTTCAGCTTATAAACGGACTCCACCGGCCACATTCTGCGCTCTATCTCATGAATCTTCGCATGGGTTTTGACTTCTATCCCGCTCTCCTTGAAGCCCGCCTGCTGTTGGTAAAACGTGTTTTTCTCTGTTATCATGTCCATCAAAGTCTGGTTGACATTGACCCTATGGTCAACTCCCAAATAGTGCATCGCCTCAATAATCTCAGGCGTGAATATCTTTTCACCGCCTGACTCCCACAGATTCAAGAAATACCGCTCAAAATCCCCGAATGGGAACTTGGTCCGGTAGGAAGACAGCTGAGCTGCAGTCATGTTGGGGTTCCAGTAGTCGTTCTGATCCCCTTCTTTACTGTACCGGTAAGAGAAGAACAGGAAGGGATCTCCCCCTTTCAGAAAGGCGTTGTAGAGACGGTGTAGTTGATGCTGCTTGCTTGAAACGGTGGAGTCTATACAACCCATGGCGTTCGGAATGTTTCGGATGGAGCCGTCGAGCTGGACAAAAAAGTCGGACTTCGGCTGTTGAAACATTTCGGAGAAGGTGTAGGAATCGATATTCGACACGATCCCTGAAAAGGACGATATGGTTTTAATCTCAGACTGTGCCGCACCGTGATTATCGAAGAAGTACAGGCCTTTCTGTTGGACTCCTTTTCTCCCAATATCCGCTAACAGGATGGGACTGTGAAGAACGATGCTCCGCATGATGTCGTAATGGACGAACTGCACCTGGTCTTTACTGTTGGCGCCGCAAACTATCTTCTGTCTCGGGAAGTTGAAGAATCGGTACAGCTCAATTAAGCACACTAAAAGCGATTTTCCTTCACCTCTCGGCCAGCAAAAAACGATCAACCGATAGACAAACCGGCCGTTTTCCATCTTCAATGCTTCACGGATCACCTTCTTCTGGCCTTCCCACATATCCCGGTAGGACCGGCCGGTTACTGGATGGGTGTCCGTAGGCAGATTCCCCAAAGAGCACCACACGGACACGGCGGATCCAAAAGGCGTAATCGATACATTGACTTTCTCCTCGCACCACCGGATCATGCCTTCCCCGCCGTCCATCACGCCGTATCGCGTAGGTTCCTGCCGCTCGTCCCTCCAATCCTCACGCGGGTTTTTTTGCGGTCTTGCCATCCCTGTTCCTCTGTTTAGCGTTGATGTTCCCGTGATACCACTTATCAATAAACTCCTCGACCGTGAAAGCGTATCCTAACTCTATCTGTCGTTTACTTGCCCCTCCATCCCAATGGCGTCTCATTGCTTTTTCAAATGCCGCATAATATTTCGGCCATCTTTTACGGTGACGGTTCAATTCCATCTGGTTGTTTCGGCATAGGAACGGGCATATAACACAACCCAAGCGATGAAATCCTTCGTCATATAGACTGCAATATGGTAGATTCTCAGATTCGATATAATCCCATATCTCCCATTCTAACCAATTAAAGATAGGTTTGTAATGCCACTGCTTCAGATATTTTATATATTCATAAGCACTACGCTTCGCCCTCATTGCGGACTCCTCAGCCCGTATTCCCATTATACGATGGGGCAATGGGATGTTTTTCGTCGGATCTTTTTTCAGTAAATCACAGCACCATCTCGAAAACTTTGTCGGTGGGAATTTTTCCACAACCATGCCATAGAATGACCTATGCCCCTTCCAATTCGGCCTTTTAGAGATCACATACGGGTAATGCTCCCTGATAAACTTCACTAATTCGGGCGGGTCAATCCCTGTTGCTGAATAATATGCCTGATGTTTTACACCTGCCCTTTGAACCAAGTCCAAAACAACAACCGAATCTTTTCCACCGGAGAATCCGACAAAATACCCTTCTTCCGGTTCATGCTCACGGATAAAATCAAGCGCGATTTCAGTCTTTGTTTTGTTGTTTAGCAGGTTTAGCTGCTCCATCCTTCACCTTATCCTCTCTGTTATGAGCCCTCTCCACCATATCCTCATAAGCATTCGTCCGCCCGTGCTGCATAATCGCGTCAAGGTTCGTATGGCGGGAAGGAAGGGTACCCACCCCTCCGAACTTCGACGCCCACATAGCGTCCAGCTTTAAATCCTTCATCTCAGCCCGGATCTGCACCAGAACGGACCGTAACTCCCCGAATTGCGGGTAAGCCATACAGCTCCCCTGCTTATTCACGTAAGTTGTCGTGTCCAAAGACGCAATCTCCAGAGAGAATCTTGCAAGCTGATGGTATAACGGCATCAAATGAGTCCCGATCCGGTCAAGCTGAAGCTGGGTCAGCTCCTCCCCAAGGCCTTCTTTCGGATGCACCCAGTCGGTATACAGGGATTTCAGGAAGTTATGCAGCACCTTGCACCGGCCACCCGATTCCTCCAGTTCCTTATATTTCTCGCATATCCCGTTCGCAGGGCAATTATCCCCCGTACATCTCGGAACAAGCGCAAGAAACCTCAACTGTTTCCCGTCAATCTTCCCTATCTGCGTCCTCATTATCGCGGCCACGTAACCTCCTCCTCGTAATCCTCATCGTCCTCGAACTCGTCCCACGTTAAGAAGGCATCCCTCTTGGGCGGCCTGGGTGTCCAGGTTCTTAACTTAGGGAACCCCTTCCCCATCCTTTTCAACCTTTCATAAACAGCCTGCCTCGAAACACCGTACTCCTTGAAAACATCGGATACCTCTCGGTCCCCTGCAATAATTGCGTAAATGGCACTATCCGGGACGGCCCGATTATTGTTTTTCTTTTCTTCGCGTCTCAGTTTTATTTTGGCCATAAACATCATTCCTTAGTATTTTTGCCCATTGCTTCTCGCGGATTTCAGTAGAGCACTCATCGCAAACAAACCTCATATCTCCCGCCAAATTAGTAATCATCACAGTGGCTTGTTTCTCATTGCATTCTTGGCACTTCATAAATCTTCCTCCGCCTGTATCGGCTTGTGGTGATGTATCAAGGATGCCATGAGGCTATTTGGCACATTACTCTGGACAATATCAAGCTCAAAGCCAGTCATATCTGCAATAGTATCACGCCATTTCTCAATATCTTTGGTCGGAAATATAGCGGCATGTTCCCTATCTTTTTCAAATACCCACGAAACGTACACAACGCCCCTCAGTTCGTGGACATAAAAACCATTTTTCGTTCTGAGCCACATTCTCGCTCCTCCTCATGCACCCCTGCCGCAGCTCAGCATTAGCCGCCATTGCCCATTTCTTTTTCAATTTTTGGCCAACATGCCGGACAAAAATGAAGGCCAGTTCTGTAGTCAATATTCCATCCTATGTGCCTAACGCAAAACTCGGAATAATCGTCAATCTCTCTTTTTTCATGACATCCCGGCCCAT